ACCACTCGGTAAAATCGCCAATTTGACTTAGATTACTGTTTAAAGTGCTAAGCCAATCCTTTCGTCCCGCTTGAATTTGTGTAACTGCCATTATCCAAGCACCACCTTTCCGGCGAGTGCTCGGTTACGGTTAATCAGGTGAGCGCGTGCGCCCCCCCCCACGTGAAATAATGAACATGTTGATTATCCTTTCCGGGCAAAAGGACTGGCTGAATTGGCGTTAGTAAGAGCGTACTAGCATGAAGTTGAAGTACGTACCCTTACTGATGTCGGCACCGTAGTTTTCTTCCGTTAATGTCAGCGTCGTACCGGACCGCGTGATTACACCGCCGACCGCCCAATTGGTGACCTGCGACCATGCCACGCCTTGACCAACGTCAGTGTCTGACGCAAGCCGGCCAAAATCAATCGACTTGTTGCTTGCACTCAACGCCGAGCCAATTGAAACGCTACCGGTCGTGATTGCCAAATGGTGGCTACCGATCTGATATACAACGGTAGACCCAGTGACACTACAGCCATTGATTGCTGTAATCGGCACTGTGGAAGACGATACCTTGTCGCCAATCTGGCTCAAATCGCTATTGAGCGTGCTGAGCCAGTCTTCTTGCCCTGCTGTGATCTGTGTGATTGCCATCAGCGGTCACCGCCTTTCATAGTAACGGAAACCGCGCTATCAGTAGGGTTTAGGTTACCCCCCCCACTGGGGTTACAAACGTAGTCATATTGCTACCTCCTTCTTAATTCCATGCTGTTGTCTGGCGCCAATCCGTCCACGTGTTGGCGAAGCGACTGCGAATAAACTCGTTAGCCTCACCGTCCACGAAGACCTGTACCAGGTTGCTAGACGTGCCCTTAACCGACATGAACCCAGCCTTGCCGTTTGGGTTGTTGCTGGCACTCGTGTTGGCAACGTAGTAAATCTTACCTGGCGTTACCAACGTGTTAAGGTCAGCGGTTGACGTTTCAGCGTTGAAGAAACTGTTAACATATGCTTGCATCTGGTCAGTAGTAGGCACTTGCTTACTACTGATTAGCGTGCTGTACGCGTTGATTGTGTCTTGCGTTGCTTTAAGCTGGGACGTCATACCGGTGAAAGCTGAGCCGTTTAAAATGCTGCTAAGTTGTGCCTTAACTTCATCGGCCTTTGCCTGTACATCAGCCACCGCCTTGTCCATATCAGATTGATATGGCGTAGTGTTGACGCCCATCTCAACCATGTTGGGCAAAACGTGTAGCCAAACGTTGACCGTTGATACCGTACCCTTGCTGTCCTGCACGTAAAAGTAGGTGCTGTCCTTGTCCCAATCGCCCTCATGCTTGAACATGCCGTCCGGAAAGTAGTACGTCACCCGTCCCGTTTGGGCATTGTCGCCAGGCTGATCAGTGTCAGCCCAACCAACGGCACGATATTTGTCGCCAGCCGGGTCTTTGCCGGCAAAACCGACTGACCGGTTGTCTTTAGTTAGGTCATATGGCAATCCATTGGCTTTAATCCATAGCTTGCAGAAAGCCCGGCTGTCGCCAACCCGGCCTTGAAAATTCTTGGTCAGGTCGACTAGCGTTGTGCCGGGCTTTAAGATGTCAAGCTCGACATACTCGTTAACTGCCATTGTTCCCCTCCTTTACATATACGGTTCTACGTAATCAAAAAGCCGGTCTAACGTATCGTTAGCCGACTTGAAATCGTTGTTTAAGTTGTTCAACAGCTCGTCGTTTAGCGACAAGCTGTTGGGTATCCATAGCGATACAGTGCTTGTCAGCTCGCCAGTTTGCTGATCAATCAGCGAGTGATAGTTGTAACATGCAACAACACTGTTAACCGCTGTCTGTACGTCCTGCATTAGGTGCTTAAGCCAGATGTAGGCGTTGCGATTAATCAGCTCGTCCGACAAGTCCGGTACCGTGTATTTAGGTACGTCAGTATCCATGAAAACGCCATTGACGGCATTTAACAGCCAAGACGCTTTATCGTACACGTGCTGTACACAAGTGCGGTATGAGCTTGTCAGCGTGGTTAAATCGCTCATCAGTACATAGCCTTTTTGATAATCCATCAGCTCACCCCACTACGTCCACAAGGTGGTTTGACGCCAAGCAGTCCATGTACCATCTGACCGCCACGAGCGGATATATAGCTCGTTGTTGTCGGTATCATGCAGGAACTGCGTACCGTTAGTACCAGTGGGACTCGCCACCACGATAATGTTGGCATATGCCGAGTTAGGCGCTGGGCTGTGTGTCAGCGTCTGTCCGTTGGTATAGTAGTAGCCGTTAGACTTTAAATCGTTTAGGTCAGCCGTGTTTAAGCCGTTGGTAGCAATCGATCCCGAATCACCTTTAGGCCCTTGCTTACCCTGTGCAAGTAGCATCCAGTATTCTTGGTCGGTTACGTCCTCGCCGTCATTGGCCCGCACACAGACATAGCTGCGGTCGCCGTTAGATACAATGTCGAGCACGTGGTAGTCAGTATTGAGCTGGAACTCGCCACGTGCATGTACAGTGTTAGCCATCTAGTCACCACCTTTCATCAACTCCATTGAGTCGTCTGACGCCATGCCGTCCAGGCGCTGTTATGCTTATTACGGATATAAAGATTGTCCGACACCGTGTGCATGGTCTGAGTGATAATTCCGCCGGCATTAATGACTTTAAGCAGGCCAGTCTCGCCGTTGGGCTTACCATTAACACTCGTTGAATTAACGCCATAGTATCCAGACGTAGTTAGCCCATCACACGTGCCAGAAGTAACTGCCGTAACCGCAAACGGGTCAGTCAAGACATCATTAGGGTCATCAACCGTTAAATGCCAATGACCATCACTTTCACTGATGTACGGCTTATAGCTCTTGCCAGACATACCGGTATCACCCTTAGCGCCTTGATCGCCTTGCACGCCTTGTGGGCCCTGTGCGCCTTGCACACCCTGTTTGCCTTGTGGGCCTTGGACACCTTGTGCACCAGACATATCAGTGACCAATGATGCCTTACCACCGGTCCACACAAACAGTTTGGCATTATCTGCGTCATCGACGGTCGAGTCGATAATCGCAAAGTCGCCTTCGCTTAAATCGTTTGGCCCGTTAGCGTTAAGCAGTGCTACGGTTGCGTAGGTCTTTTTAATGCTGAAAGGTTTGCCGGCCGGGCCTTGAATCCCTTGCGGGCCTTGAATACCCTGCTTGCCTTGTGGGCCTTGAATACCCTGCGCACCAGTAGCACCGGTGTTACCTGTATCACCTTTAGGACCCTGGATACCTCGTGGGCCTTGCTCACCTTGCGGACCAGTATCACCTTTTGGCCCTTGTGGCCCCTGCGGACCAGTATCACCAGTAGCACCCTTAGTGCTAAATAAAACATCACCTAAATCAAAGGTTCCACCGCCAGCACTATCATCACCTATATTAGCTACACCAGTAACTTGATAAACATTACCATCTGGTTGTAAAACAGCATCGCCGACCATAGGTAAATTGGTCTTAGAAGCATTGTATAGATCAGTTATCCATCTACCTTTAACATTACCTCCAGCGGTCATTTTCATAGCCCAGAAGTTATAACCACGGCTACCTTGTGGACCTACTGGACCAACTGCACCGGTATCCCCTTTTGGACCTTGATCGCCAGTATCACCTTTGGGGCCTTGAATACCCTGTGGACCGGTATCACCGGTATCACCTTTAGGCCCTTGGATACCCTGCGGGCCTTGCTTACCAGTGTCACCTTTATCACCTTTTGGCCCTTGGATACCTTGTGGGCCTTGCTCACCCTTATCACCTTTATCGCCTTTCGGCCCTTGAGCTACGACGCCCAAGTCAATATCAGTTGTTGCCAATTTTTCACCGCCTCTCTATGACCAGAATGTTACGTTGCGCCAAGCGGTCCACGTACCACCATAGCAATTTCGTACGTAGACATTGGCGTTATTATCACCGTAGTATGTCTGCACAACCATACGGCCAGCTGCTTTGACATCAAGCAAGCCCCAGTTGCCTTCGTTTGGGCCATTATTGCCTTGATAGCTAGGCGAAATCTGCACGTCGTAGTGGCCCTCAGATGTCAGACTGTTGAAGTCGGTCGACGTACTTGTAATCGTGCCTTGGAACACTGTGGCAGCCGGTCCTGGTGGCCCCTGTGGGCCTTGCGCTCCAGCATCGCCTTTCTCGCCTTTGATCGTGCCGACTTTTGGCTGTAAAAAAGGCCAGATACTATCGCCATCTTGCTGACGATAGATCCGACCATAGACCGTATCCATAACATGGAAAGTCTTGCCATTGTCGTATGACCGGCCAAGCCCATAGATTCCCGAATCCGTATCATATCCGGCCTCGCCAATGATTTGACGATACAAGGGTGTAGTAGATGGCGTAATTGGCTGCGCCTCTTCCTTGATGAGATTGCCTGTCTTGTCATAGTCACGGTCAACATCCCCAGTGTATGATCCAAAACCGCCAGATCCTTCGCCACTCATTTGCCAGGTGTCATAGTTAGCTGGTTCATAACTGTATGCTGCAATCCACCGATAGACACCCTCAGCGACCATTTTTGCATTGTCGAAATGGCTCTTATAAGGGCTATCAGAGCAGTACAAGCCAATCTTATACTTGCTACCAACTGCTGATCTGAAAGACTCAAACTGTACCGACCAGTCGCTGGATAATGATTTATCCTCCATATCCAAGAAAAAGTACTGGCTTGATGTCAATCCGAGACTTTGCGCATCTGAAATTGCGAACGCTGCTTCACCGCTCAAGTTATACCAGTAATGATAGCCATGCCATTTAAGCCCGTACTTTTTACAGTTGGCGATATGTTCAGCTGCATGATTATCTCTGCGGTTACCGACAGACAGGCGGATGATAACCGCCTTAATGCCATTGGACTTAGCAGCTTGATAGTCAAACTTGGCTGGGTCTTGATATTCAGAGATATCAATCACATTAGCCATCGTCATGTACTACCGCCTCCAATCGTCACCTGTCTAATCTTCTGCATCTGCGCATCCGTCATCGTTACCGTGCTGTCATTGCGGACATCACTACCGTTACTTCTCTGCAGTTCAGCAATCAGTTTGGAGCGGTCTTGTGATTGGCTCTGACGTACTTCCCAAGTCGTTGAGTCAAAGATCTTATTGCCAAACGTAATGGCGTCATTATTACCTGAGCGATCATCTAAATACCTGGTATAGCTTTGGATACGCACATTGACATCCAACCCGTGCCGATCTCTTAGCCAGCCAGTATTGCCAATATCAATGTTGTTTGTGATCTGGCTGTTGTTTCTAAATGTTACCCAGCTCATTGAGTACTGCACGTCTGGATAATCATGTAGTTGGCCTTTGAGCGCCGCCTTAAGCTGATTCTCGTCAGTAATCGTGTCGCTGGTATATGGATCCTGCCATACTTTGCCGATTTTGCTATCAGCAAGCGGGCTAAAATAATCCGCCTGGCAACTATATACCGTAGACGTAGTGGTCGTGGAATCATCTGAACTGCTTGATTGAGCTACAAGTGCAGCCATCTTGTCATTACGGACACCAAAATTTGGCTGCCAAGCACTGATTGCCTGTACAACAGTGCCTCGCTCTGGATTGGCAGCCATCTCCAGCGTATTTGCATCGAGTGCTAATGCAACGTGATAGGTACTGCCACGTCCGCCCCAGAACAGCATGTCGCCGGTCTGATATGGTGGCCCAACAACAGTCCCCTGATATTCTTCGTAGGTGGTCGGCTGATGCATCGCAATGCCGAAGTGATTGTAGACATAAGCCACAAAACCAGAACAGTCCCAGCCACTGGGCGTATTGCCACCCCAAACATATGGCGTGCCCACATATTGCTTGGCAAAGTTGATGACTTCTTGCGCGCCACCACCAGAAGATGAACTTCCATCATCAACAGTAGTAGTCTGCTCAATCTGTTTGCCAAAGCCGTGAATTGCGGTGTAGAAGCTAGAGTAGTCTTCATTCCAACTAATGTAGTTAGCATTGACGCGATCAACAAAAGTGAAAGCGTCCTGACTGCCGATTGTTTTTGCAATATGCACGGTATAGTTGTCAAACCAATACTCGCAGGCCCATGCTTGTGTAATCGCTGATAGGACGTCATCCCCATGACCACCGCCAATCGTGCCTGTACCAAAATCATGGTCATTGAAATTACCATCAATCTGATACTTAAAAGGCGTCCCTTGAGTCATTAGGTCGAGACATGCTCTCAATGACTGGACGCCGCTTAAAGTATTCATAATGTAACTATCATGCAGATCATGGCCAACATGTGTAGCTGATACGGTATATACCCGAAATTCCGAGTTGGGCACAGGATTAGACGTTGTCAACCGATATTGCTGGCCGTCAGGCGTGGTAAACAGCGTTCTAGGGCCAAGCATATCCTCTGCTACCAAGTTCTGGCCAACTGCATTAAATACGAATGACAGAGTCGGATAGCTATTGATTGTCTTAGTGACTGCTACGTTATATGCCAACAATACTGACTGGTCGCCAGTATAACTGGTGATTGGCAGTTTAATCATTAGCATCCCCCCCTAGTAGTAGAATCTCGTATCAAACTTGACGTCAAAATTGCTGGCACCATCGATATGGATTTGGTTTTCACCAATCGCAAAGTCCAGATATCCATGATTGCTATCTTTATATGCCTGCTGAGCATTAACCATCGGCATGATGCCATTGATAATGACGGTATCAGCACGGCTCACACCACGATTCAGCTTAAATGACTGGCCGGTCGTCTTGTTGGTGATCGTAAAGCCATTAGGCGCGTCACCGTTAAAGATGATTTTTGCCGGTCGCTCGTCCGCTGTTAAGGGTATCAGCCCCAGATTGTGGAAAACAAAATCGTTAGAGCTAAACTCAAAGCTGATATCCTTGTCCGGTATGTTCTGGCCGAAGCCCCAAGCACCTGAGCTAAAATTCATCGGCGTTAGCGTGGTAGCCACCGATTCGGCATATCCGTCAGCACAGTCTAGGTTAATCGTTACGTCCGCACTGCGCCAAAAGTTGCCATTCTGGGTTGGTGTAACAGCCTCTGCACGACATTTCCATCTCATATATGGCATGACAGAGTTAATGACGTAGAAATCTTCATCGGAGCGCATAATCCGGCGTAGTTCAAAGAGCTGCAGATTGTAATCATTGATGTCTTCGGCAGTGATTGTCAGAATCAACGGAATTACCAAATACTGCTGATAGCTGTCTGTCCGTGTAGAACCATGCTTGCCAATCTGCTGATATGCATATGAGTAGTTGTTAAGCGGGATGTTAAACTGCTTAACTCGGAAACCTAATGCATCCAAATCGTATTTAGTGCCATCAAGACGCTGAATGATGATCGTTGACATTAGAATCCACCTCCTACTGGCATTGCATTGCCTACTGGAATAGCGCCGCCATTGCCACGCACGATAATTTCCTGCGCTTTGATCGCCTTAATTTTCGGATAGGTAGTACGCGCAATCGTGTTGCTGTCTAGCTGTACCGAGATCGTCACGTCACCGCTCATGTCGACACTGCCATTAGCACTTGCTGACTGACTTGCATGTCCACCATTGCTGGTAGCAAACACCGGCATCATACTGTTAGCAGCTGATTTAGTGTTGTTGATCAGTTGGCTGAGCTTGCCAGCAATGCCATTAGGGCTGACTTTAGCCCGTGCTTGAATAGCCTCAGCAATTAAGCTGTCAGCAGTATTGCGACGCGGATTGATTGCTACTTCAGGCTCACCAGGCACTTCACCAAAGATTGCCGGCTCAAATGCCCAACCACCATTAGCATAGCCATGTGGCGTCCATCCTCTTCTGACTCCAAGTGGTGCCAAATCGGATCGCCAAGTGCGGTCAGCAAGCACAGCACTGATCTGGTCAAAGGCGCTATGGATATTGCCATGTTTGCCACCCATAGCCCGTACGGCAGATGCCCAAGTACTCAGCTTAAACTGGAATAGCCCGATTGGACGGCCTGTACCATCATGGTCATCGATACCGCCACCCGTAGCAGGGTTAACGGTAGATTCAACCATTGCTTGCCAGTAGAGGCGTTCAATATCGCCAGCAGAAAGGCTTTCACCACGAGCGGCTGCAGCCATTTTGGCAACTGCCGCAAACTCGCCTTTCGACATCGCACCACCGCCAGATGAGCCATCGAATGATTCAGCAAGTTTCTGTACCTGCTTTTTCATGAAATTGCCGACTGCAGTTGACGCTAGTTTTATTGAGCCATTACCACGATCATAGGTGAAGTAGGGATGCTCAAGCGCATTCAACATTTTGTCAATGCCGGTTTTCTTCTTGATGGCATTCCAGATGTCTGATGCTGACTTATCAACCCAATCAAAAATATCTTCAAGCTTGTCACCAACGTTATCGATGAAATCCTCAATTTTTGCGCCTGTGCCTTTAGCATAGCCAGGGATTTTACCGCCGTTCATGGCAATTGCTGCTTTAGACTGCTCGTGAGTGAGGATTGACGTACCCGCGTCCAGGAATCTTAGCTCTGGGCCACCAGCACCAAGCAATTCATAACCGCGTGGCGTATGTGCCAGTTCAAAACCTTCTTCACCGACCAGAGCTAATTGACTGGTTGGTAAAGCGCCTGTACCAGTAGCATAAGCCTCCGGAATCATCGGCACTGTCTGACTAGCTTCAAAAACCTTCAAGACCTTGTTAATGTGTTTGCCAAGCTTATTCCAGATCGTTGCAGTCTTTTTAGAACCTTCTGCATAATGAGAATTGGTCTGTGACTCTTCGTTGTCTGCTGCGCTTGCGTGACCAGCAGCTTGATCATTAGCCGCATTGATGACTTCTTTTTTCTGCTTGTTGATTTCATCAGTTACTTTTTTATGCTGATCGCGGGCTTTCTTGGTCGTCTTGCGATACTCAGCGTTAGCCGCATCTACATCCCCGTCGCGCTGTTTCTTCGCATTCTCGACAATTTCTTCATACTTTTTCTTAGAGATCGTATGATGCTCTTTATATTCTTTTTCAGCTGCCTTAACGGTTTCCTTATACTGGCTGTTTGCATTCTTGACAACTTCATCACGAGTTTTCTTAGCTGGTTCAACGGCTGCACGATACTTTTTATCCGCAGACTTCTGAGTAGCCTTAAGATCTTGCGTGTCAAGCTTGCCTTTATCCTTGATCAGCTTCTCGTAGATTTTCTTTTGAGTATCAGCGCCTTGCTGTACATACTTAGAGATCTTTGAGTTAGCAGCTACCTGGTCTTTATATTCCTGAGCAATGTAGTCTTGCCGTGCTTTGCGCAGTTCTTTCTCGCGTTCTTTTTCAACCTGCTTAGAGTTGGCACCATATTTTTGGGCTAACTGGTAAAGCTTGTTAGTACCGTTGCTTTCAATCTTCTGCACTTGATCATAGTAGGCATTAGTGTCTTTTTGCATCTGAGCATATGACGCCTTGCGGGCGCTGGCAGCCTTCTGATCAGACTTCTGAAGATTAGCAATCCGTTTATCGGCGTCTGCCTGTGACATGGCACCATTCTTAACCAGCTTCTGCAGATCTGCCTGTGCTTTGGCTTCTTTGTTCTTGTAATAGTTGTCTACTTTCTGGTTAAGCTCGTTATAGTAGGCATCAGTCTGGGCTTTAGCTTTAGCGATGCTCTGCGAGTCAACGTCCATTCGCAGTACCGTCTGAGTGATTTTGTTAGCAGTAGGCGTTGTGATTTTGGCAAAATCATTCGTTTCCTTATCAACTTTGAGTTTGGTGTGGACTTCAATTGGATGGCCTTTAAAGTGTTCTTCAATATTGTGACCAACCGATTCCCCGATTTCTTTACCAATTTTTGTCCCACCTGCACCGCCTAGTACTTGGCCAATTGATTGGCCGATTGCAATGCCAATTGGTCCGCCTACTGAGCCAAGAGCACCACCAGCAAGACGTCCAATCAGAGCACCGGCAGTGGCACCAGTAACCGAGCCAGCTGCTCCACCAACTTTCGACCCAGTATCTCGGCCATTGACGATAGCATCACCGGCACCATACGCTGCAAAGCCAACAGGTGCTGCAACACCAACCGCTCTAACCGCACGCATCCCTAAACCGGCAGCGCCTGTCAGCGTGCCTGCGCCTTGAGGAAGACTAAAGCCCTCTGCAGCTTTAGAGGCGATACCAAACTCAACCATTGCTCGCTTAGCACTACCTAAAACTGAGATAAAGTCGAGGACCTTACGCGTAGCAAAAACACTGGTCAAGATCGCGCCTAAGGTGATTGCAATCTGTTTGTGTTCCACGATCACGTCGAACATCTTAAGCACACCAGTTGTCAGCACGGTAACAGCATCGGTAGTCGCGTTGATCATGTTAGTGATGCGCTTTTTACCCATCTTGTCGATCGTGTCGTCAAGGCCCTGAATCACTTGCGCGTGTAGGTTACCAATGGCACCTTCAAAAGTTTCAGTTGACTTTGCAGCCTTTTCAGCACCTTTAGTCGTACCGAGTTTTTCAACCGCTTTGAAGAACTCATCTGACGTGATCTGACCGTCTTCCATCGCATCACGAAAGTTGCCAGTATAGGCAGCGTTGTCTTTCATGGCTTTCTGGAGCACACCAGATGCACCAGGAATCGCGTCTTCCAACTGATTCCAGTTTTCGGTCGTCAGCTTACCGGCACCGGCAGTCTGAGTCATAACCATAGCAACTGATTTAAAGGTTTCGGCCGTACCACCGGCTTGAGCGTTTAAGTTGCCGGCTGCCTCTGTCAGCCCCATGTAGTTCTTGATACCGTTAGATGCCAACTTGGCAGTCGTGCTAGAGATGTCGCCCAGGTCGTACACCGTTTCATTGGCATAGTCCTTAACCTCTTTGGCAGAGCGTTTGATCTCCTCTGAACCATAGCCACCAAGCTGCATGGTCGACTTAAACTTGTCCATCGCGTCAGACGCCTCTAACGCCTCACCAGTCATATCTTTAAGATAGCCGGTGATCATGCCAACGCCATTGGATAGCAGGCTACCGACAAACGTGCCTTTGATGATTTCTTTTAGCGATGTAAACTGCTCGCCGGTCTGCTGAGCCTGTGCTTGCACCTGTCTAAGCTTAGGCGATGCGTTGTCGTTAAGATCAAGCTTGGTAACAACGCTGGCCGGCAGCTTTTTGATCAGTGTCTCGTAGTCGATAGCCTCACCTTTTTCGGCCTTAGCGACTAACTTGGTCAGTTGTTCTTTAGGCAGAGCTTTTAGTAGCACGTTAAAGTTGTCGATACCCTGTTTTTCCGCCTCAGACTTAAGGACTGTCTTAGTTGACTTGGGAATATCCTTAACGTTACCGCTAAACCGTTTTAACTTGTCGTTAGCCTCGTCATCGTCCACTTTAGGCTTGATTGGCTTATCCATCGTCTGCTGCATGCTATCATGAGCCTCGTCGGTATCCTTAACCGCCTGGTCCATGTTGTCTTTGATTGATTTCGACGCTTGATCGCCGGCATCATCGCCAAGGCCCTTAAGCATCTCATCGATCTTTTTAGCACCCTCGGTGGCTTGATCGTTGACGATAACGTCAATGTCAATGCGTCCATCTGCCACGCTATCCCTCCTCTCTATTCGGCATTAGCTTTTAGCATCGCGAACACACTGTCCATCTGTGCCTGTCGTGATGCCTCAGTTTTGTTTTCATCGAGTTCATAGTAGTTCTGAGCCTGCAGAGTATCCGTCAGTTCCTGACCTTCGAGTTTTGACGTGTCCTTCATGCGAATCTGTACGATGCGCTGGAAGTAGGTCTTAGGACCAAGCCCGGCAAACAAAGCCTTGAACTTGTCCCAATGCAATTTGCCTTCCTGCTCGATCAGATCCATGCCGTACTGCTCCATGAAACTGGCGTAGATAGCACCGGCGTCTTGCGTAAAAGAGTAGTACTTGATTGGACTACTAACGGTCTCATCCCCGCTATCGTTGCCGTACGGTTCATGCGATATGTAGTCGCTGATATCTCGGAAGGCTGCTAAGACAAACTCGGTATCCTTAGTCTTCATGTCGAAAAACATCTCAAAGGCCGTTGCCACGATTTCCTCGTTGTTAAACTCTTTATCGTCAAGCAACTGGTAAAACCGCAGAACATTGTCAAACGTCAGGTCGATAGGGTACTCAACCCCACGATACTCGTAGGTCTCATGCAACGGATCACACAAGGACAGCATGATCAGCCTCGCTTGTGCGTATACCGTTGACGCTTGGCTTGATGCTTATGGTCGCCGCTCTTGATTTCGTCTTCGGCATCTTGAATCTTAGTCAGCTCAGCCAAGACCGCTGACAGTTTAGTAAAACTATGGCCGTAGTAGTCGTATAGCCGTTGGCCTTCGCCGGTACCTAACAAGTCGTCCATGCCCTTGATCAAGTTGTCACGTTGCGCCTTAGACACGTCTTTAAGTGTGCGCTTGCGGTCGTCAACCGTGTAGTCGTTGATAAAAGCATCACGGTTGTCATCAAACGCCTGCGCCTCGCTATATACGACGATCTGCAGTTCCTCAAGCTTGTTGCGCATCTCGTCGTTAAAGACCAGTTCATGATCTTTGCCACCGATGCGGACCGTTTTTGTGTCAGCCTTAGCAATTGCTTTGTCTAAGTTAAAATTGATAGCTGTCATTTTATCCTCCTAACGTCTCACGTTTCTCGTCTCTGTCTGACTGGCTACTTGCCGGATTCGGTAGATGCGGTAGCAGCGCCCTTTTGAGGCTTGCCGTTGAAGACGGCAACAAAGCTAAACGTTTGCTTGGCACCGGGTTGACCACCAGTTGCGACGATATTAGTCAGAGTTACTACGCCATACAGTTGAGTGCCATCAGAGTAGGTAAAGCGCAACAGAGTCTTCAAGTCATCCCCCAGTGCGTACTGCTTGCCAGCAACATAGTCTTGCGCTGGGTCGCCATATGCACGGTGCCCGGCGATCGTTAGCTGAATCCGCTTAGAAGTAACATCAGACTGGCCAAACCCTTCGCCGTCGTAGTATTCATCGTTGGCCGTCGTATCATTTTCCGCAAAGGTAATGTTGTTGATTCCCTTTGCCAATTGCGCCCAAGTAGTTGATGGATCGCTGACTTTGGATACGTCTTTGATGTCATTGGTGCAGATTTCCAATTTGTTAGTGTGGTTAAGCTTGTAGCCACCGATAGATGCAGGTGCAGTATCTGCCATAATCAATCATCCTTTCTTACTTACTAAAAAAGCTAAAAAAAGTATCTACTGTAACTTTAAAATCCATTGCATAAGTAACAGCGCCAGTCGTATCTGCCATGATGGGATGCGGCATTGAGGCTATCGTTAGCTCGTTGTAGACAAAGCTGTTATCGGCACTGGCAACACTAAAATCGGTATCGCCGAGTTTATCGGCAATTGCCCACAAAGTCGTGTTGATCATGCCCTCATCTTCGCCACGCATTACGCATTCCATCAGGTACTGCTCTGTCTTATTGCCTTCATAGTCCATGTCGACTACAGTCGATCCCGGCAACATCTGCAAGCGCAACTCGGGGTCATGCTTGCCGTCCAGGTAGCCTAACAGACACTTAACCGGCAGGCCGTATGAGTTAATCGTGTCTTTGATGCGTTCTTTAAGATCCATGAGTATCTCCTCCTAACAGAGTGTGAGCAACGATGCGCTCCCATGAATCCATGTAGAGCGACTTGGCTTTCAGATCCCAGCGTTTGGTAGCTTGGGGATGCTCAGAGCGCGTGTAGTTCACGATTGGATGCTGCCGGCCATTGCGGTCCGTTATCATGCCATAGAACTGAGCTCTGGCATAAGGAGCCGTGTAGGTGATGTGCTTTCCATCATCAGAGATGGCAGCAGTATTAGCCAGGTGAACGTGATTCTTAACCGAATATGGCACAAACTGATCCATATCAGCCATTGCCTGGTTAGCAAGCACGTACTGGCCTTTTTCGATGGCACGCTTGCTTAGAATATTTCCCGGCAGGTTGCCTTCAATTTTGATACGTACGCCCATCACAGCACCTCCAGTTCATACGAGTAAACACCGTTGCCATATGGATCACGATTGTCGACGAAATTAGTGATCGTATAGTCGTGGCCTTCAAACGTGACATGCCAGCCAACGCAGTCTGGCGTCAGCTTAGGCATCGGCGTTGAGATGTCGGCAAACAAAAAGACGATCGCATTCGCTGTGATCGTCCTGTCGTTGTTTGATCCACTATAAATCGTCTGTGGTTGCACTATAACGTGGCTGATCGCCATGTCGACCGTTTTAGGCTTGCCGTAGTCGTCTTCCTCACCAGTTGCCATATGGAGCGTGACGGACTGGTTACATAGCTTTAACGGGATTTTAGGCAACATAAGCATCACCATTCCCCTCTAAACAGTAAGCCGTGCTTAGCCAACAGCTCATAGCTCTCTCGACATAAGCCGTTTGGCATCACACTATCACTAGCGTTAGTGTCGCTCGGTGTCAGTGATAAGCGACCGATTGAGACGGCTTTATAGTTGCCCTGTTGGATCTCGTAAGACTTGCTTGCTTGTGCGAAAGCGTAGTACTCAATCTGCTCTTTAACGGCCTGTTTAAAGTCGGCGACGCGAAACTTGTTCTGGTCAGCGGATAAATCGTGGTATCGGTAAAAATCGCGCGTCACGTTGTTGATAACCGTTTCGGCCTGAGATTCCAGTCGCTTAAACTCAGCCTCGTTGCTTACCGCCCCGTCGTATTCCTCAAAGCTCAGATAAGCCATCTCAGATCATCTCCTGCTTACTTGCCAGTAGTAGCAGGCTTTTCGGCTGCGACGTAGATAGCCTGCTTGGCATTGTCGAATACCAGGATGTCGTAGTATGACAGGCCCTTGATCGTAGTCCGGTAGCCGGAGCGGTCAGTAGATGCATCAAGCACGTCGATCGTGTCGTACTTAACGATTGGCGCAACAGCCATCAACGGTACCAGCATAAAGTTGACACTGTCCGTGATCGTCAAGCCTTGGATCCGGTCCTTAGCACAGGTCAAGATAGGCACACCGCCATCAAGTTGGCCTACACGGCGGTCAATACCGTTGATTTGTTGCGTGTTGACCGTAAACGTCTTAGACACACCTTCTGCATTTTTCAGCAGCTTGTAGAACTTGGATGATGCAAACATGACGTAACCGCCAGGCACTTGGTTGTCAATCATGTACTGTTCGGCGTCATCATAGGCGTCCAGAGCGTTCTTAGCGGTGATGGCGTCGGATACCAGCTTGCCACCGTCCTTAGCCGTGTCGTACAGCTTTTGAGCTGCGAACTTGTCACGGTGTGGGACTGTAACAAGTCGTTGGTGTTCCGTGACAACGTTTTGTACTTGCAAGGCACCGTTTTCGCCTTCATCCAGTTGATCAAGGTCATAGCCAATCCAGTCTTCTTGCGTCAGTTCAAAGCTTTCCTTTTCAACATTGATGTTGTGACGAGCGTTTTCACCATTGCGGTTGTACTTTTCAGCATCGACAAAGCCGCTCATTTTGTTTACTCGCACGGTGTGTACGCCAGTAAAGTCGGCAGCCGTAATCGATTTGGCACCACCGGTCAGTGGTTGCCAGATTTGAGAATCGGCAGCAAACTGCCGGTCAATGGTCGTGAGGTCTCGTTGGTCTAATACAACAGTCATTTTTGTTCCTTCTTTCTTTAATTGCCGTTAGCCAGGCGGGCGGCGATTCGGTCAGCCATGGACTCTTTATCACTGCCACCGTTGTCCTTAAAGCTAGGGTTGATGGTGACGTGTGACTTGGGCTCTGCCGTGTCAAACAGGTAGCCGTCCGATTCCTTGACTGCGCTGATCTGATCGTCCAAGCCCGACAAACTTCCGTCTTTGGTAACTTCAACTTTATCCGTGTCAATCAATGAAAGCACGGCCTTAACGTTTCTAGCCTTAGCATCACGCAACGCTCCCTCAATCTTGAAAGACTTTGCTTGTGCTGCCATATCGGCTTTGTACTTGTCCGCGTTGGCTTTGTTGGCATCTTGAAGGTCTTTGATCTGCTGTTTGAGATCGTCGTTGTCTTGCCCAGCAGACTTTTTCAAGGTTTCCAGTTGGTCGTCGCGGTCGCCAATCTGCGATTTTAAGCTGTCGCGCTCACTGGTGAGACTAGCGACTTGCTCTTTATAGTCGTTGATGCTCTTACCGTAGCTTGCCATGACGCTCGAAATCTGATCGTCGTTAAGGCCCAGTTCCTTTAAATCTTCACGTTTCATCGCGATCTCTCCTTATCGTTAGTTGTTGACGCGGTCACGAACCGCGAGAATTGATTGCATACAAAAGGGACAGTTTTACGACGTGTCCAGGTCGAACATTAGTTGATTCTTTCTCGGTCATAATCGCGCGTCAGAATCGGTGTCTTATGGCCGGCATTAGTGTCTTTGATAAAATCACGCATCTTGGACTGACGCGCTCTGATCAGTGTTTTAGTGCGATTGATCATCTCTTCATCGCCGAGCTCTTCGGCTGCCTTCAACCGCTTTTTGGCATCCCTGATTGCTCGCTCTCTTGCACGCTGAGCCTGCACCAGTTTGCCGTTTTTGATTGCCTCATCGGGATCGTACTGTGGCTGATGGTTAGTGCTCAAGCCGGGAACATACGGATACAACACGTGCCGACAGTTGATGCCCAGTGTTCCCGACGGCTCACCGTAGCCGTGATTATAGATGCTGTCGTACTTCGGGTCATAATTTGGATCACCAGACGGTACCAGGTTGACCACGTGGCCTTGTATCGGTGCACAAGCTGGCCGGCTGTTAGGATGACTGCTCATCACGGCTAGATGCATGTCGTAGTCCTGCATCCGCTGTAGACGCAAGTCGTTGTAGGTACGATTGACCGTTGTCGTAGTCACCATGCGGGTATAGCCTTCGATGCTCCAGTTGTGCCCGGCTTTGTCAACTAAGCGTGTTGGCAACCCTTGATCAACCGCCTTGTACAGTGCGTGCTTAACGGCGTCTTCGTGGCTTGTTGCACCAGATACGGTTGCTATCGTGGACTCAGTTAAAATTTGCCGATAAGCCCTAGTGACGGCCGAATGCTGATAGTTACGCGTCACCAGTGATTCATTGACGTTGTTCTGCAAATCAGTCCACGTCTGGTCAGCAATCGCGTCAAGCTTGTTGGTTGCGTCAGCAGACAACGGCTGACTCTGCTTGGTAGCTCGCTTCAGTTGACTGTCCACCTCATCAACAATTTTCATACCGTGAAACTTGATCAGATCCTTAACGGCATCTTCACTCAGTCCGTCAGTCCGTGCCATGAGCTTAATCGCATCACGATTGAGCCTACCGATTTTCTGCAGCTGCTGCGCCTGCCACATGACCACGTCTGCTTGATCCACGTGCTTGTAGTCGCCGTCTTTTAAAGCATTGATGATCAGCTTAAAGATGCTGTCTTCCAAGCCAGAGTAAAGGCCGGCGATGTAGTCAGCCGCTCTTTCAAAACGTTGCCGTGCTCTCATGGCTAATCAGCTCCATCATCTGGTTGATTGCCCTCAAACGAGTTAAAAGACATCTCGGGCTGTTCATCGGCCACCTCACTCAGCCACTTGTCGGCGTCGGTTTCTGACAGCCCAAAGTTACGCATCAGGTACTCTTTTTTAGGCATGATGCCCGCAGCTACCAACTGCATCTCATCAGCTCGTTGCTTGTCCTTGTCGACGAACACGCCGTCGTCGAAATGCACGCTTAGCTCCAGATCAGCGTTGGCATCAAACCCAGACAGGCGGGGCTGACCGTCACTGAAAAACTCTGGCGTGCTTGCAATCTCGAAGATAGCCGTTACCAACTGATTGAGGAACAGTTCGACCTGTGTCAGATAGCTTGAGCGGGTCTGATAGGTGGTTGAGTTTTCGCTGACCACTTCGGTTGCCGTCTTAACGCTTTGCCCGTCAAATGAGAACGTGCCCGTTGACATGCCGATCTGAGACTCAAACTCGCGCAAAAAGTAGTCAATCGATGTTTTAAACTGATCAGCTCGGATGTCACTGGTCAAGTCTTGGATCTTCATATTGTCGGTGTCACCATACATGGCATCATAAACGTCCACATCAGGATCAAACATCACGGGATGCACTTGATCATCACTGTTACTGCCAAAGCCAGTCGTTGCCGGTCGTAACATCTCAGCAGGCACCGCAATCCGGCGCTTGCCCATCTTAACCTCGTGAACAAACGCATCATGAGTACGGTTGATGGCATCGATGATGTTTTTAGAGTTGTCCACGATGCCCACGCCAAGCGGGCTATCCAAGTCTTTGTTGTTGGTTCCTGGCACACGGAAATACGCAAACAACGGTTTCTTGATCACCCCACCGTTAAACTCGACCTGTTCTTGCAGATTAGGATAGATCGTGCCAAGTGGTACCTGATTACCGACCACGTCACGGGATGTCGATCGATACAGCTCGTTGGTGATCACGTACGTGTCGGAATCCTTCCACTGATGGAACTCTAGCAGTGTGTAGTAGATAGACTGTTTGTTTTCCACACGCGTTGTCCGGCTGGCAAACACACACTCGCCGATGTTGTCCGTGTTGTTGCGTAGTGGATAGAACTGGTCGGCATTGGCCCAAGCGATGCGGATATTGTTCTGATCGTCAACGTATGGTCGTGCTGCTAAACCGCCCAGTGCGATGCCGGTTTCAAGGTGTTGTTCAAATTGCAGGTTGAAGTGGTTGCTGCTGATAATGTCGTTGACAAAGCCATCTAAAGTGCTGTCTTTAAGCGATATCTCGCACTGCTCGTCAAAGATGATCGATGCCATGCGCTTTGCCGCTAGTTTGGTAACGTTGAGCGAACACAACGGCCGATGCCGCTTTTGACCGTAACTGTTGCGGTAGTAGTACGGTGGCAGATCGTCCTTGTAGTACTGCTTAGCCGTCTGGATTCGCACGTACTCGCTCGGGTCAATTGCCACTCGATCATCATCGGTAATCCGGTTTAAGCCTTTAGTCATGCCTAGCTTGGCACCTCCTCTCATAAAAAAATTGCGTAGTGTCGTTAGGATGCTCATATGCTCACCTCCTACCACTTGAGCCCCAGCTCACGCTCGTTGTCGTGGACAAAGTACTGTAGATTGTCGCAACAGTGGTCGTCAACCTTGATAACCTTAGGATCGTCGCTTTCCAGCGTGTTCTCGTCCCACTGATACTTGCGACACTGCTCAACCCAGATTTGGTTGTCGTCGTTGTCCAGATAAAAAAGGCGACCTTGAGCGGCCAAGTCCTGCACCCGGTCGATCATGTCCACCTTTTTAAGTTTGCTAACTTTGTGCCAATGGATGCCAAAGTCGTTGTAAAACTGGTTGTCCAGAGCGCCTTCAGCAGAGTCGATAGTGAGCCGTTGAGGCTGTTTGCCGATCTGATCGGTAACTTTATCGATGAATCGTTTAAGATCACGTGACAGCTCGCTAGGCGGTTTCTTGTGGCTCTTGCCTTGTGGCGAGTAGTAATAGGTATCTAGTGCAATCACGTTGCGCTTACGTGTCAGTGCATAGGCTGTGCAGGTGGTCGCTGATACCTCGTGACCAGTATCGGCGCTGTAGTACACGGCAACTATCTCGTCATCGTCCGGCAACTCTTTGATCGCGTGAAAGTTCGCCATATTAAAGATGTTGGTGCCCAGTCCGATAACCTCGCCCAGATACAGCCAACGATAGTAGTCATAGTCGTTATCCTTGTACTGATTGATCAGATCAAGCTGCTGCTTAGTCGTAAAACCCCACTTGTCGTCCAGGTAGGTTGACGTGTCAACGTAGCAGTCGGGGTTATGCTCTTGCTTACTGATCCACTCGTTTATCCAGTCATATGGATTCTTAGGCGGGTTGTACGAGTAGTAGACCGTCACGTGATCCACATAATCTGGTTTCTGTCGGATAAACGTTGGGTTGGCTTGGTCAAATACGTCTGGGCCTTTAAAATTAGCTGCTTCTTCGTACCAGACAGCAATCACGTTGTCTACGATGTTGGACTTGAGTTTCATTGGATCGTCGGCGCCGTAAAAGTAAAACGTGCTCCCCGTCCGCTTGTGTGTGATACGCAACGGGGATTTGTAAAACTGGTACTCATCATCCATATGCAGCATGGTCAGTGCCCACCTAATCTGACTGTACACCGAATCATGCAGATAGCTGGCGTTTTCTCGCACACATACCACGTTGACCTTGTGCCCTAGCATCGTCCAGTGTTTAACCTTAGTCACCAGGCGCATGCTGATCACTGACGATTTGAACGAGCCACGACCACCTTTGCAGACGACATAGGGCTTGTCAGTATTCCACATTGGATAAAAATGCGGATTGATCATGTGGCTAAGCTTTATCGTTGCCATCATCAATCCCTCCAATATCATCAATCAGTACTGTCTTATCACCTGTATCATTCTTGCCAGTCAGCTCATCCCGTTTCCAGATAGCCGTATCAGCCTCTGCCTGCAGTTTCTTGAGCTGTGCAGCAACCATCGGATCATCAAGTGGATAGCGTTTCATAATCTCACGTGCAGCCGCTGTGCGGTCTTTGATCAATGGCGGTCGTTTAATTGTGCCGCCATCTACGCTATCGGGTATCTCTTCTGTCTCTTCGCCACGCAGCACTCGTGTTAGATACTGGAGCACTTCCTTTGCGTCCGCAATCTTATGCGACTCAATTTCGGCCATTTTGGCGTCAATATAGGATTTTATTCCCACATTTTCCAACATTTTTGCTGAACTCGACTTAGCATACTTTTCAGAATAGCCGGCCTTTATAGCGGACTGCATGGCATTGCCACTCTTGATGTACTCATCAGCAAACAAGCGTTGTTTATGTGTTAATTTCATGGCATCTGCCACACCACCTTTCACATTTTAATTTTGCAATAGCCGACCTGCTAAGAAGTTCATCTGTGGGAATGTCTCGCTTTTAAGACAGGCGGCTTGATAGAGTAATCAACCGGTTTAGCCTTTTTAGTACGATTAGATCGCTGATCGTGATATATCTTTGCCAGTAAATCATGCTCTTCTCTAGAGCACACGCCCCAGTCTTTGTAATACCGCATCAAGTCACCTCCTAACCAAAATAAAAAGCCCAGCCAAAGCTGAGCTAATGCAAGCATATTTATTTTAATTTGAAATGATGCGTGCACACCGCTGACCACTAGCGGGATGACGGCTCACGGAGTCGAACCGTGACATCCCCGCCGGAAGTACAGGGATGACCGTGCCGCCTGCCTTTCATCTAAGGCCTAAATCGAAAGGCAAGAGAGTGAATTGCGCTACTCTCAACGGAAGCAGCAGGATTCGAACCTGCGAAAGTCCTTTCAAAGACTTTACCAACATGCTTCCACGCTGTCGAGGACTAGCCTCGATACGTTGTCCTGGCAGGTATGAGTCGTTGATAAGCAAATGTAGAAATTAAAGCCAGGAAAAGGATAGGTAAGGGACTCGCACCCTTTTTTGCGCTGCGGCGTGATGAAACGCAGTGCCCACCTGGGACCTTCCAGCCGGTGCGATGACATACCACCGGCTATGCGCTGCTGTGTGTCAGCGCAATACCGCATGACGGAGTCGAACCGCCAGAAATCAAATCGTTTGCGGTGCCTAATTTATGGTTGGGAAAAATAAATCGGTTCCCGCATTAACGGGAAAGCATCATGTGGGAGTCGGACCCACTCGCAGCCACATTTGAAACGCACATTAATCATTCGCTTGTTTGTTCCCACAATACTTGAAAGGAGGTTCCATATGACATATGGATTGAATTGAACTAATCGTTAGCCTTCATCGCGGTTGTTTCACTGATGTAATATCGTCTTGGCATAATTGGCATAAAAGCTGCGTTCCCGGTGATGATGCATAAGCAGACGCCGTAGCGCCTGTAGAGTATTAATAATCTAGTCAGACCGAATCGCTAGATAGATTTTACCCGCCTGTTTTGGAATAAGTTCTAAAATTCCAGTAGGAAAGACACCCTTTGAGAAAACGAGTAATTGGGTTTCGTGATATTTCTATCACGATATCATTATATGGCGTAAACGCTATACCAATCCTCTTATCATTCTCCGATTTTTTTAACTAGGTAAACGTAATCATTGCGGTCAAATGAATACCTGCTTTCAAATCCTTCAAACCGCTCTGCAAACTCGCAGAGTGCGGTTCGCTTGATGTTCTGGTATTGTGACGGTGAGTAGCAGAGCTTGTCAGCCATCTGCCAGTCTTTCAGCCCCTCAAGGTAAACCGCCGAGATGATTTGATACGTCAGTGGCTCACAGTTATCCAGTGTGTCTTTAATGCATCGACACATCCGGCTCGCTTCCATGCCATTGATGATCTTATCCTCAGCGTGATTGCCACCAGATGAACCGCTACCTGCTAAGTTAAGAGTTGGCGACTTTAGCTGGTTGCGGTGCATCCCCGCCTTGTAAAGATACTTATTGATGCCTTTCGATAGAAACTTTCGTGCGTTCTTGGCAGTCTCGTTATAGTCGATCCCCAGTCCTAAATCCATCTGCACCACAACACCACTCTCCTCTGCTATAATTGATGGTGTTGATTCATTAGAGGGTCGTGCCGTCATGGTGCGGCTCTTTTTTACTGCCATGCTGATTGCCTAAAGAAAGAACAGGCT